AAAGTTGGAAACGAGTTTTTTCAAGATCTTCAGGTCGTTTGCGCTACCCTAACTTTCTCCGTGCAGGAAAATTGGGACGCCGAACTCGACAAAATCAAGGAGGGCGCGAAATGAGTAATACACCAGAGACGGATTCGGTTGCGGCGGAATGCCCGTGGGATGGGAATAAAAACCCGACGGAATGCCCAAAATGCGGTAGAATCAATCCACCCGAAAACAAACTCGTTTACAGCCCGTTGTGGATGTGCCCATGCGGACATATTTGGAGACCAATTTGGATCAAGGAGGGCGCGAAATGAGTTTCACTATTCTTGGCTATCGGGTGCGTTATTATTGGCGAAAATTCGTAAACTTCATTGGGTTTTGTCACCGATGTGGATCGTCGGTCAATTACACCTCATACGGGAAAGCGATATGTCCCAACTGCGGGAAATAACATGAACTCCCTCCGCGACTACATTGCTTTCCGCCGGATCGACGCTACGCATGCGCTGAACCTCCTGCAAGATGCCGGGGTCATTTCTGACCTGTGCGTGACGGTCGATGATGTCGGCGATGCTGGCAAGGCCGTCGCCTGGTTGAGCCTGCATGAAAACGAACTGAAAAGGGCTACAAAATGAAAGAAGTAGATTGTCTGGTGCATACCTCCGCTGATGATTTGCGGGTTCAAACCAAGTATTTTCGCATGACGGGCGTTTATCCTGAGAGCGCTGTTTTGCGTGAAGCTCACGAAACTTGCGTGCGGCTTGGCTACAAAACAAAAGCGAAAATTTTGCAGCCTCTTCTCAAACGCTGACCCATGATTCCCCAAACGCAAAACCCAGTTATCCCCTTCATCGAGGTTGAAGGCCGCTTGGCCGATGGGCGGTTTGTTGTTCGATATCAAGGCCAGAAAGTCGCCGCCACGGAGGCGCAGTTGCTTGCCATTCACCGCGAGCGGGAGGAGCAAATCGCCCGCATGGTGGAGGACCCTTGGCGGTATGGCTGGCTGAATCCCGCCTGGGAGCGGGCGGATGCGGCTTATGCGTCGTTGCGCGAGAGATTCCCGAAGGGCGTCACGGAGCTGCTTATCCTTGGCGGCAACCGCTCGGGCAAGTCGCGTTACTTTGCACGGAAGGCGATGCAGCATTTGGTGAACACGCCGGGCGCGAAGGTGTGGTGCCTGCAATCCACCGAAGCGGCATCTATCCAAAACCAACAGCCCTATTTGTGGGAGTATCTGCCGAAGGAGTGGAAACCCTCCGCCAGCGGCAAGCTCAAGAAGGGCGCGGTGGCGAATATCACCTACTCGCAGAAGGGCGGTTTCACTGAAAACAGCTTCGTGCTGCCGAATGGCTCGCAGTGCTGGTTCAAATTCTATTCGATGGATGTCACCTCGATTGAAGGCGCTGAGTTGAATTTTGTATGGGCCGACGAATTGGTGACGCCGGACTGGCTCGAAGCCCTGCGCTTCCGCTTGCTCACGCGAGACGGTGAACTCGGCATCGGCTTCACGCCGGTGGAGGGCTACACCACCACCGTCAAAGAATACCTCGACGGCGCGAAGACGCTGGAGGAATGCGACGCCCCGCTCCTGCCGCGCTACCGCGAGGGCAGCCTGATCGGCGTGGAGCAAGTGCCGCGCATCCAGCAATGCACCAGGGAAAAGGCCCGAGTGGTTTATTTTCACACTTCGGACAATCCCTATGGAAACCCCGAGGCCATGGAGACGGAGCTACGCGGGAGCAACCGCGAGCGAATCTTGATGCGTGCCTACGGCGTGCCGACCAAGGCGCGGATGTCGATGTTTCCGAAATTCCGCGAGAATGTGCATGTGGTGCCTGCGGACAAGGTGCCGGGCGATGGCACGGTCTTTCACTTTGTGGACCCCGGCGAGGGCAAGACATGGGCGATGCTTTGGATCCGCTACACGCCGGATGGCCGGTGCTGGATTTACCGCGAGTGGCCCGACCAGTTCGACTACATCGAGGGCGTGGGCTACCCCGGCGCGTGGGCCGAAGCGGATGGCAAGCTGCAAGACGGCCGCCCTGGTCCCGCACAAAAAGCCTGTGCGGGTTTTGGCTTTGAGGATTACAAACGAATCATCGACGCTGCCGAGAAAGCCGATGCGGGCTTCGTCCCGGGAGAAATACCTGTCGGATACAAACGCGTAATTGAAGCCACTGAGCGAACTCACTCTATTGAGGTTGCCGAGCGTTGGATGGATAGCCGCTATGGCAACACGCCGACGATGACGCAGGAAGGCGTGCGAACCCTCATCGAGCAATGCAGCGACCGCATCGGCCTCGACTTCCGCGCCACCAGCGGGCAGGCGATTGTGGAAGGTGTCACGCTCATCAACGATTGGCTCGCCTACAACGAAGACGCGCCAGTGGATGCGCTGAACTCGCCTCGCCTCTACATCTCTGAACGCTGTCAGAATCTCATCTACGCGCTCAAAACATGGACCGGTGCCGATGGCAAAAAGGGAGCGACAAAGGACTGGATCGACATCCTCCGCTACATCACGCTCTCCGGCGTAGGCTACGAAGACCCCGCCATGCTCAGAGCCCGCCCAGGAGGCAGCTATTGACACCCTCACCCTATAATCAAAGTCGCATGAAACTTCTCCGCCGCCGCGATGTCATGGCCCGCTTGGGCGTCACTGCAAAGCAAATAACCAAACTCATCGACTCGGGCATTCTTCGCCCGATCTGCAAACGCGGCTGCCGCGCCTGGTATCGCGCCGCTGATTTAGAAAAACTCGCATGAGCACCAAGCGCACCGACAACCACGGCAGCCTTTCCCGCAACAAGAAAAAGGAAAAGAAAACGCAACCGACGCACAAAGGCTCCTGCACGATTGAGGGCCGCGAGTATTGGATCAGCGCGTATGTGAACGAAAGCCGCGATAGCGGTGAGAAGTATTTCAAGCTCTACTTTGAGCAGAAGAAACCCCGCGAGGAATCCGCCGCAGAGCCAGTCGCCGTGCCGCTTTCCGAGTCTCCTGACATTCCTTTTTGATGAGTGCTGAAGATTTGCAAGCCGCATGGTGCGTGCCGCCCGAGGAACTCTGGTTCCGCAGCGTCATCGCAAAAATAAACGACGCCATCGAAGACGCCGCCGAGATCACCTGCATGTGGCAAACCGCACAGAACCCCGGCCTGCTCGCCCACAGCGCAGGCGGCTTGGAAGCCCTTCGCACCTTGCGCGAAGAGATCGAGCGCACCCGCGCCGAGGCATTCGAGTCGAAGAAATAATTACTATGGAAATCTACATTCTCTCAAGCGCCTTCAGAGGCAACGATCGCGGCCTGCCAGATGCAGCCTTTAAAACCAAAAAAGCGATGATCGCCTACATTCGAAAAGAATTTCCAGACGCGAGGGGAACAAACCGCATGGAGAAAAACGAACGTTATTGGGAGGACGAAACCATGTGGTATAGCGCCGAAAAAATCCCGCTGCTCTGAGCATTTCGGTGGAGTCGCCGATATGATCCCGACCATTTTCCTGACGCCGGGAAAATGGTTTTCCCCTCCTCCGTGCTCTCCGTGTCCTCCGTGGTAAAATCTTTTTAGCCCCCGTTAGCCCCCATTTAGTCCCGTTAGCACCCGTTGCGCCCGCAGCCTCTTCCGCTCTGCAAATTTGGCGGGCAGATTCCGATTCAAAGCGAGTGCTGAACTACTCGCCGCCTGCGCGTGGAACCCGTGCGTGCTGGCAACCACCTTAGTTCTGACACCGCGACTTGGACGCAACACAAACCATGGAACAGACAGAAACAGCATTCAGCATCGGCGAAGTCATCGACGCGCTGGGAGTCAAGCTCCCGACCATTGATGAGACTCCGGCGGCCCCCGAGGCCGACCAGGAAGCAGTCGCGGATGAGACCCCTACTGACAACACCCCAGAAGATCAGCCCGAAGACGCCGATCCCGCCGAGTCCACCGAGGATTCGTCTGATCCGTCCGATTCGACTGAACAACCCGAAGACGCCACCGAGGAAGACGCCGACGAAGAGCCCGCCGAGGAAGACCCTGAGTCTGCCGAAGCCCCCGCCGTCAAGAAGCTCGCCAAGCGAGTGGACAAGCTCACCGCCCGCGCCAAAAGCGCCGAGGAGCAAGCCACCAGCCTGCAAGCCGAACTCGCCGCCGCCAAGGATGCGCTCACTCGCGCCCAGCCGATTGTATTGCAAGATGCAGCCGACCCGCTGGCCGATGTGACCAGCGCCGAAGCCCTTGAAAGCCGCCTCGCCGCAGCCAATACCGTGCTCGACAATGTGCCCGATCTCATTGCGAAGGCCGAATACGAAGGCGGCGAAGTGGAAGTGGATGTGGGAAACGGCAGCACCCGCAAGTTCACGAAGCAAGAGCTTCAAGAGCGCCTGCGAGTCGCCCGCCAGATTCTCAAGGCCGAGCCCGCCCGCCGGAACTACCTCGCCCAGCGCGAGAGTTTCCAGCACGAAGCCCGGCAGGTTTATCCCGAGTTGTTCCAAGAAGAATCCCAAGCCCGGCAGATGATGATGGCTACGCTCCAGGCGTATCCCGGCATCGCCAAGCTACCGAATCTGGAGCTGATCATCGGTGACGCCATTCGTGGCCAAGCCCTCCGTTTCCAACAAGCCGAGGCCATCCAAAAGAAAGCCACCACAACCAAGGCCAAGCCTGCCGCACCGGCAGCCGCTAAGCCAGCCGTAGCTCCGAAGGTTGTCAGTCCCTCAGCCGCACCCAAGACCAAATCCCAAGCCGACCCGCTCGAAGCGTTGAAGAAGTCTGGAAACCGTGATGCCGCCGAAAACTTCGTCGCCTCACTTTTCAACTAAACCAAACCCAATGATCCATAAATTCTAACCCCCAAAAACCACTACCATGCCAGCTACCCCCATCACTACAGTCAAAGGCCAACGCGAGGATCTTTCCGACGCGATGGTCCTCATCGAACCCGGCGACACCCCCCTGTTCTCCATGTGCAAAAAAGCCAAGGAGCCAGCCAATGTGCTCTTCCAGTGGCCCGCCGACCGCTACAACGACCCGCAAACCGCAGGCGTTCTTGCTAACGATGATGTTTCTTCTTTCGACGACCAGCACGC